CTGGAGGATGAACGCGGGCAATACTTCTTGCTTCCCCCGTACGGATACTGTCTTGGTGTTGCGCAAGAACGCCTGAAGCTTCCCAGAGATGTCACTGTTGTTGCTGTAGGTAAATCAACCTACGCACGTTCAGGAATCCTGGTTAACATTACGCCTGCTGAAAGTGGATGGGAAGGTTACCTGACGTTGGAGATCAGTAACTGCACTGGACTTTTCAACCGCATCTATGCGAATGAAGGGATCACGCAATTATTGTTCTACCGTGGCAACCCCTGTCATACCACGTATCAAGACCGGAAAGGCAAGTATCAAGACCAGCCTAACAACGTGGTCTTTTCTCAGGTTTAACCAAAAGCCTTACCAAATTGTTCTTCAGGTTTACGGGCGTAGCCAACGGAACCGGCACGCCCACCTGAGTCTCCTGCGGTTGCGCTCGTTGGTTCGCGAACTAAAGCACGTTTCTGGTACTCGCCAGCACTACGGGCAGCCCGCATGAATTTGGCGACTCGATTTTGATTGCTGTTGACAGATGCTGCTGAACGCCTATCGCCTGCATCTACTCGACGCAAGTCCGTGTCATAGGCCTGTTCAGGACGCAAGTCTGAGACTTCGGCTCCAGAGGTACCGGAGTTGATCCCTGGGTCGTATGTAGGTCTAAATCTGTTGGCCATATTAACATTGTAGGAGAAGTAAATCAATTAATCCCGTGATGCATTCCGCCGCAAGCTTCCTTGACGCATTTGTGCAGGATGAAGTCAAATGTCGTTGTCTTGATGAAGAAACATTTGGCGCACCTCTGGGCAACACAGAGAACGATGTTCCGCTGTACGATATGTACAATCGCGGTTTAGTTGCATGCGAACAGGGTCTCGAAAGGAATCCGTTGAATCTCGAGGGGGCACGTCCTGGAATGACGGGTTATATCCCCTCGATGGAGCAGGGCTTGGCAATGGGAGCCTCTCCGAAACCCAAGGCTCTGGTGCTGGAGCTGGAGGAACCGGGCGAGGAGGAACAAATGCTGTCGGCAAAACGTCGTGGTTTGATCCGATAAAAGTTGATTCTGTACCAGAAGCCCAGCCCATGGAATGTAAGGATGGTGTTTGCCCGGTACCCTGGGCAGTCAAGGAAGAGGCTCCTGTCGTCCTCCCAGATGTAGTGAATCACCCTCCGCATTACACGGATGGTGGAATTGAGTGTATTGAGGCTATTGAAGCCGGATTAACCTTGGAAGAATTCCGTGGTTACTGCAAGGGTAACGTGATGAAATATAACTGGCGGGAGCGCCATAAAGGCGGTACAGAGTCCTTGAAGAAAGCACTCTGGTATCTGGAGCGCCTTATTCAACTTGATGAGGCTCAGAAGGGCTGAAGCTCATCTTCATCATCGTCGTACTCGTCGTCATCCATGCAAGCGGCGGCGAGTTCAGCCAATTCTAAATCTGTCGGAGCATCCCAATCCAGTTCAATATTTTCGCTTGCCATTAAATCTTTAATGGCACACCACTCCATCATGCGTTGGTGGTAGAGACTAAGCAGAGCGTAACGCAATTCATCCCAAGTCATCTCTTGAGATTGAAGCTCTGCTTTACGCATGGAAAACTGGAGTTCCAGGGGGAGTTCAAATTCCCGTGGCTCAACTGAACGCTCCATTCCGCTCTGCATTTGCTCGTTGCAATTATTCTAATCCTAGCTAGTGAATAGCAAGTCAAGTTCCTGATCCAGGAAATCGTCCCACTTGTTTTCGTTAACACGAAAAGAGTTGGCAAACTCTGACAGGATATAAGGACTGATGCGTTCTTCCAGTTCACGAACCGCACGTACTTCGTGGGGAGCAGCGCTGTAATTACGGAAAGCGGTCAACAAAATTTCAGTGGACGACCAAGGATTGGCATCAATCTCTTGCAGGAAAAGGCTGATCTCTTCCCTGCGGCGGTCCAGGAGGCCGCCGATGACGTTATGGTCTTCATCAAAGATCCAGTGTCCTATCTCTTGTGTGGCACCACAGAAGTCCTCAGCTTCGATGCGGTCAATTACGTGGCTGTACAGAAAAGGATCCCAGCCAACGGAATGGATGAATGAGATTAAGGCCTGGCGCATGCTGTTGTCCAGGCCAAGGTTGAGCTTGGCTAGCTGGTTGTCAATGACATTGATCTCGTGGAAGAGATACTCCAGTGCTTTCTCACGCGTGCAGCATTGGCCACGCTTGACGGGAGAACCATCGGGATAGAACTGAGTTCCAAACCCGATGGTATAGGGATCTCCACCTGTTACCGGATCTGGGTATGCTCTTTCGCTATACCCTTCGTATTTACGGATTAAGTTAACCGCATGCGAAAGATCCGACATAGGAGTACAACAAGTACTCCTAATATACATAAATTTTACTTACCTTGGCCCCTTAGCTTTTTCTTGCCTCGGCGTTGAGGACGACTGTTCTGACCTTGACCGATGGAAGTGGTCTTGGGCTTGCCTTCAATGTGAAGTGTGTTGGACTTGGGTTTTGCCATGTTGGTAACGAAGCAGCAAATAGATCCTACCAGGCTTTACAGGACCAGTACCCAGCCGTAAGCTTGCTTTTAGGTTCGTCACAATTATGACGGGCGCGGAAGTTCTTGCGTCGTTCTGGGTTATCTCGTTTGATTTCCATATTGGCATCACCAAAACGGACAATTTTTTCCTGGCCGTTTTCGCAAGCTTTCACAACAGACTTTTTGCCGCCTTGTACGTCCCGCCTGGGCTTGTTGCAAGGCATTGAATCCTTAGCAATCTTTGCGGCTTTAGCTGCTTTTTTGCGTTTATCTGACATTGTTATCAACCAAAGAAGGAGCCAAAGCTGCCAAGGAAATCTTGGGCAGACGGAGATTTGCTAACTGTTGTCTTGCTAGTTCCCATTTTAAAGTAGGAAGGCGCACCTTCATCTTCTTCGTTGGTAAAAATATTGAAGTAGCTCGACTTTGTGGGTAGAGTTGTTTTTTGTGCGCTACTATCTTGGAACAAACTATCAATTGACGCCATGGCAGAGAAGGGGTCTGACATGTTTGGAAGGTTGAAGCCAAGCATCTCTGCAGCGCTACCTGGCTTTTTAGTTGTACTCTTAGCGGCATAAAGATTTTTATCTTCATCTGTTGCATCTGGAAAAAAATCGGTGTAAAACTCTTTTTCAGTGCCAGCGTAACCAGATTTTTTAAACAGATTAAACAGGGCTGTGCCCCCTTCTGGAGCCTTTACTTCCTCGTCTGTATCTCTTTGTATGTAACCAAAGCCTAGGATCTCTTGTGTTGGTTTGACCTCTTCTTCGTTTAATTGTTTTATCCTCTCACGGATTTCAATTGCTGGATCTGTGCGCAGCAGACCAAGCAACGCTTCTTTAACTGTTTCTTCCGGATCTGTTTTTTCATTGTACCCAAGTCCTCTTAAGCGGTTTTTCAAGTCGCTTGGTAATGCTTGTATATTTAATTTTTCTACAAACTCATTTGCTTTTTGTTCTGAGCTTACAAAATCAACAAAGACAGCATCAGGTGAGTACAGAGCTTTCTGCGCTTGCAGGGCTTCCGCTAAATCTGTTTGTATGTAATTGGAAAGATCTCGACTTGTGTACGTGTCAGCAACTGGATCATATCCTTTGTCCTTGCCTAAGACCTCATAGTGCAACCTGGCAAAATCATTTTCGTTATCTAAGTCAACTCCATATTGATAAGCAAGGGAAGCCCATGTCATTCCATCCTTTACAACTTCATCTGACTTTCGGTTTTCCCAGGCTTTTTGGATGGCGTCTTTTTGTTGTGCGTAAAGATCTGCTTTGTCTGCTTTATCGGTACCTGAAATTAAATCAGGGGAGCGATAAAAGACAGGATCAAATTCTTTTGTAACGCCTTTAGTCTTGAGATCGTTGAGATAGGCTTCAGCTTTCTTGGCCGCATAGTCTTTAAGGGCACTAGATACGGTTTGCGTCTGCAGAATATTTTCATCTTCTGCAGCTACGTCCATATAGCTAATAAATTCAGCAATGGACTTAGACGCATCAAAACGCGGAGCTAGGTAATCTGTTATGAAATTCTTAGCAAATTCTTTTTCGACTGAATAAATATTCTTGGCATCCGTGGGATCGGTAACTTCTTTTAATTCTTCGTAACGTTTAGAGAGGGTTTCGTCAAACCATTTCTGCCAATTGTATTGAACGGATGACTGAATGCCAAGAGCTTTTTCAAGACCTTTAGATAAACCTTTCTCTACCTCTTCTCCTTTGCCAAAAGCAAGAAATCCTCCGGCTCCAATGTCCCCAAGGATTGAGTTTTTAATGTCCTCTTTAAAGCTTGCAGAACTGGGCAAGCCCATGCCCTGGAGCAATGTATAAGACTGCTCTTTTTTCAGTGCATTCTGATATTCCTTTAGCGTTTGTTTTAGGGCATCAGTTCTTAAGGCTCCAAAAGTACGCTCTCCGGCAAGATTACTGTACTTTTGCGAAGCAAGGTTCACAATCGATTCACCACCTCCCGCAGGAATTCCTAGCAAGGATTCCCGTAAAATCTGATGTTCTCTATCTGTTAAGGGACGTGTTTGCTCTGTATAAGGGGTAAATTCTTTTGGTTGAATGGGGCCTTGAGGTGGTTGCTGAGGCAATCCGGATGTATCTAAATAAGCAGTCTCAAGAGGATTTACGTTTTCTCCTGAGAACAAAGGCTTTAAAGAGGAGCGCTGCGAAAAACTAGAGTTGCTCATTTTTATCTGTGTAATCTTGCAAGTGTATCAAATTAGACCCATTTAGCTCGGTCCAGGCTTGTATTTTAGCTAGTCTTTGTTCGTCAAAATAACTTTGCTGTTTGTACCACGTTTCCATTTTGGAAGAAGCTTTATTTGAGTTACATTTACAGCAGGCAGGTACCAGGTTATTTCGATTAGAACAACCAGATTTAAATCTAGGGACAATGTGATCCAGGCTAGTGGCTATTTCTCCGCAATAAGCACATTTGTTATCCCAGGCTTGATAAATACTTTCTCTAAAACGTTTTTTGGCAAGTTTTGGTGTAATTTCAACTAGCAGGGCAAGGGGCTCGTGCTGGTTGCAAAACATGCTCTTCAATTGCCGTTAATTCATTTTAAGTTGTCCACACTGTTACAGCTTTGGACATAAAGATAAAATTTCAATTAAGACCCTTGACTTCAGAAGGATCCTATGTAAGGTAAGAGAGTTGCTACTACTGCCTTCATGGCCTCGCATCCTGGTTGGGTCTCCGCCCAAAAGATCGAAGAACTTCTTGGTATTGACCGCAAGATGCTCTTCAAATTCCGCGACGACGGAACCCTAAAGCTCGGTCCACACTACGCAGCATTTCCGGAGACCCGTTCCAGGGATAGCTACCGTTGGAATGTGGCTGCAGTACGCAAGCAACTCACAAAAGCTGGTATGATGCCAGTGGTCGCCTAGGGGACGGCCTGGAGATACAGAAACGGTCCTGTCAGTGATAGGGCCGTTTTTTATGGCTTGTATGGCCTACCGTCTTTATCGAACATCGTAAAGTTTTCAATCAAGATTTTATCCGTGGCAAAGTTAAAGATACGCTGTAACATCGGAAAAATCATTGGAGATTGGCAGTTGTAGGGTGGTACATCCATCAAAGACAAAGCTCTTTGTGTCTGTAAAAATTCCGCAATGCTTTCTTTTTCTTTTTGTGACTTGGCGACAAGAGTTTGCTCCCAGGCCGCCATACTGCCTGCACCTACGGGGAAATCAGAGGGTTCGGGAGGAAACACTCGATCTTTGAATTTAAGCGCATAGATGTGTTTACAGTATCTCAATTCATCCAGCAGTGGTGTCCAGGAGTCGTCAACTGCTGTGATTGTAATCTGTGGAATAGAATCCGTATCGGTGTTGACAACGACAGAAGAATAATCTTCGTAGCCTGGAAGACCTTCCGCCCTAGAGCCTGTAACTGCAATGTCGGTTGTACTTCTAACATAAGTAGAACCAAAATCTCTAAATACACCAGGATTATCTCTTGTTGCTTTGCGGCTTCCAACGCTGTTGTCTGTGACATCGTAATCAAGTTCAAACCCCTCTGGCGAAACGACATCCAATGTACGATCTTGTCCAGATCTTGTCATTGCACTGTTGTCTAGAATTCCATCACGCTTTGTTAATTCAAAGCGACCAGGCTTAATGCTTGTTACACCTGAACGAGGAAATTGTCGTTTGTTACTTGTTGTGCTTGCTGATAAAAATGAATAATCTCGACGAGTAAAATCTTGGCACGTACAGCAGTATCTTGATCCAGTTATTAGATAGCGCCCAGGAGTAAAGCCAATAGACGATGGTGTTGTAAAAATACCATCCGGTGTAATCTGCACGGAACCAGCCTTTTTAAAAGTAAGGATGCCAGTGTCTTGATTGATGGCGACCACAACTGCTTGTACGTAACCGTACCGTGTTTGAGTCTGCGGGTTTATGGTGTCTTTATCGATAATTGGCCCATCAACTGTAATGATGCGGTCTTCAAAAATCTCTGTATTGGCTGGTTTTAAACCATCCGGCTCCCCTGGAACTGGAATATAAAAAGGCGCTGGAAGTGGGTTGGATGAACTCCAGGTGCCCGCTAGCTTTACATACCAATAGCTGGCATCTTCCGTAACAGATTCAATGAAAAGTTTTTGATTGCTGACTGGGTCTGTCAATTGATCACAACGGACTGATCCGGCGTAACGCCAAATAGCCCAATGCATACCAAGATCTTTACTTATCGTTGGATAACCAACAAAAGCGCCTGAGATTACAGTCGCGGGATTACCTGTAGAAGAAGAATTAGGTATCTCGTAATCAAACTGGTAGGAATAATCGTTGTTATGTGTTGTTGCAGTTGCCAGCTCATAGCCCCGTCTCCAGCGAGACCAAGCCGATTCCCTGTTGATGGTATATAACGAATCTGGGACAGAGCCTTTTGAAAACTCAGTCGTAATTGGCTTTACACCGTTTAACGGTTTTACGGCTGATTGATCAAAATTACCAAAAGAGCTTCCACTCTTCCTGGCCATATCTAGAAAAGACCGCCTTGTGCGATAACATGCGCCCCTGGAGTGTAACCAGAGATATTAGGGCCATCTGGAAACACACCAACGTAAATACGGTCGCCCCGTTCCAGGTAGATGCCCTTGTTGCGTAAAGGAGCTGTAGAGCCTAAACCAGTGGTATTACCTGCTTGTGCCACAGGAGCTGCCAATTGAGGCATCAGGTCAGAGCAATCGACTGTGCCACTGTTGGCGGGCAGAGTCTTTGCAAACAACACACGGTAGTCACCTGACGCAGGGACAGGTACCGTTGTTCCACGGGTGTGGTAGAACACAAAGGTAACAGCAGGCTGATAGCCGTAAGCGACACCGTTGTACGTAAATCCGCTCGATGTACCACCTGAGTAGTGCAGGGCAGTATTGACGCCCGTCAAGGTCGTTGCACCGGTATATGTGTAGTAGCCAACGCCACTTGCCGGTGTGGTCGCAGTGATGACGCCTGTGGTTGTTACATGTACGATCTGCCCACTGACCAGAGAGATGACAGTGCCTGACGTAGAGGCATTGATGGTGTAGTCAGGTGAACGATAGAAGTCGTTGCGACTGATAGAAATTGAATCAACAACGCCACCATTGTTGTTGTCTTCCTGGATAGCAGCATCCATGTCGACCAGGATCGACGGTGCTTGTCCGCCTTGGACAAAGAGAGTGTTAGTGGTTGCGCTACCAACCGTCTGCGTTGTTACTCGAACCGAATCGAATAACGGACGATCGATTAACAGTGGCTGCTTGTTTGTTGCGGATGACGACAATGTTCTACTTCCTACTTGTTTACATTATAAAGCTTGTTTTCAATCAAGCGTACGGATTAAGGTAGCTTGACAGAAAATCAAGAGGACCTGCCATTGCTTGAGGGGTAAGTAGTTGCCCCATCAACTCCTGTTTCAAGAGATCTTTCATGGACACTTGCTTAGTATTACTGCCGGACATTGCCGCCATAAAACCTTTCAAGAAGTCGTTGCTAGATAAATCTTGCTGTTGCTGTCCTTGGGACGCTTGGCCCGCAGAAGGTAAGGTGCCATAGCCTTCAGGTATATCTCCTAAAACACGTTGTGCATTTTTAAAAAGATCTCCACCTTCTTTGAAGCGTGGTAAAGCACTCCTTACAGATGTCCCAAAAGAATCCTTGGAGTCTAGTGATACGTTTGGATTTCCACCAAGGACTGTTGCATAGGCACGCCCAATATCCATTCCAGGCTTAAAGCCACGGTCTTGAAAATATTTCAAGACAGCAGGCATCTGACCGGCTCTTGTCTGAGGTCCAGAAATACCGTAAAGTTTTTGTTCGTTTTGTCCGAATTGAATCAGTCCCTTATGGCGACGTCCTGCACCACCAACAATGTTGGGATCCATGTTGGGTCCGGATTCTAAAGAAAGGAATCCGCCAAACTCATAAGGATGCAAGCCTAGTTGCTGTGCCCCACGGAAGATTGCCATCCGCTCTTCATGGGGAAGGATACCAACGCGTGGAGTAGACATAAGAGCCGAAGTTTTATTCTCCTACCCAATTTGATTGTGCTTTGAGGCCGGGGATAAAGACTGCTTGTACTGCAACAACCAGGCTTAGTTTGGCGGCAAGGCGCTTAACAAAATTGGGACAAAGGATCATTGTTTTAAAGCAACAACACTGGCCCCCGTGAATCAAAGATTCGTGTCCAGTTGGATTGGGCTTACATGCAACGCAATGCCAATGAATCAAGATTTTACTTCATTAAGTAAAGCTTGAAATTTCTTACGCATTTCGGGATCAATATCAATGCCTTGAGCGCCATAGGTAGCAGAAGGCCCAATGGATTCCACGGCAGGTAAGCCTTGGGGCGTGTTGACGCCAGGGGGAGGCGTAAAGATCATCTGCTGGGGCATCTGATAACCAAAGCCTGCACGGGCCGCCTCTCCTGCCATGGCTCCTTGAATGGCGTCATAACCGGATTGACCGGGCTTGACTTTAGCAGCAAGTTTGGGATTAGCTTTTGCCCACATTTGCATACCAATGTCTTCTGCAGACTGCACTTGTTCTGCTGTTGCGCCAGGTGCTACAGCTTTCAGACGAGCAGCCTCATAACGTTGAAGCTCTGGATCTTGTGCGGTTAACTGAGCAATGCGGGATGTCTCAGCGGCTTGCGCACGTTCTTGGGGAGTTCCTCCAATAGGATTAAATCGCACGGAATAATCCGTATTGGCACCTGGGATGTCGCGACCTGTTTGATATTCTTGGAAACGACGTGCACGTTCACCTGCGCCAGAATAATCTGGACGCATGTATTCTGAATTTACGATTGGACGACGTTGAATCGCTCCACTTTGAAAAGGGTTTGCTAATTGCTGTAAATAATTTCCAACAGCACTACCGCCGTAAGGCATTTGACCTTTGCCGAGCATGTTGGCTATGTAAGCGATCTGATTAGTGATTGCATTACCTGCAGGATTACCAGCCATAATTACCTCCAAACCTCATGTAAAAATATGCGAGTACCAACTGAAACGTCAGCCGGACCTGGTAGGGCCTGAATAAACTCAGCGCCTGAACGCTCGTAACGGTAACGAGCTTGGAACGGATCCTTGTAGTTGGGTACGTAAAGGATGCCGGCTAAACGGTTGGTCTCGTAGAGATAAATCTCATCCCAAACCTTGAGAGCTTCTTTGGCATTACTAGACCGAATTGTACGGTCTACATCACCAACGATGCTTTCTAACCGAGTGGAA